TAAACACCGCAACAATAACAAAGAATGCAAGGGTTGGTATTTTATCTAAAACAGGTTCTGATGCAAAAAAAATGTTTACAGATAAAATAGTGCCTATATCACATAACTATCCATTCTTTTTTAAACCTATTCAAGATGGTATGGATAAACCAAAAACAGAATTAGCATTTAGAGTACCCGCATCAAAGATCACAAAAAAAAATATGTTTGAAGTTGAGAAAGATACATTGGAAGGATTGGACACAACTATTGATTGGAAAAACACTTCAGATAATAGTTATGATGGAGAGAAGTTACAACTATTAATACATGATGAAAGTGGTAAATGGGAAAAACCTGAAAATATTTTAAATAACTGGCGTGTTACAAAAACGTGTTTAAGATTGGGAAGTAAAATTATTGGTAAGTGTATGATGGGTTCAACATCTAATGCATTAGACAAGGGAGGTAGAAACTTTAAAAATCTATTTATGGATTCGGATGTAGATAAAAGAAATGCAAACGGACAAACCAAAACCGGATTGTATTCTTTATTTATACCTATGGAGTGGAACATGGAAGGCTTTATAGACAAGTACGGTATGCCTGTTTTGCAAAACCCTGATAATGAAATAGTTGGTGTGGATGATGAATATATATATCAAGGTGCAATAGATTACTGGAAAAACGAAGTTGATTCATTAACACAAGATGCTGATGCATTGAATGAATATTATAGACAATTTCCACGTACAGAATCTCATGCATTCAGAGATGAAAGTAAACAGTCTATATTTAACTTAACAAAACTATATCAACAAATAGACTATAACGATTCATTAATAAAAGAACATTTTGTAACACAGGGTTCTTTTAGTTGGAAAGATGGTATAAAAGATTCTGAGGTTGTATGGACTCCAAATAAAAGAGGCAGATTTTTTGTAACTTACATACCACAAACTCATCTTCAAAATAATGTAATAAAAAAAGGAGATAGGTTTTATCCTGCTAACGAGCATTTAGGATCATTTGGATGTGATTCATATGATATTTCAGGTGTAGTTGTAGGAAAAGGTTCTAATGGTTCCTTGCATGGTTTGACTAAGTTTAATATGGACGATGTCCCAAGTAACCATTTTTTTTTAGAATATATAGCAAGACCTCAAACTGCTGAAATATTTTTTGAAGAAGTTTTAATGGCTTGTGTATTTTATGGTATGCCAATCTTGTGTGAAAATAATAAGCCAAGATTATTATATCATTTTAAAAATAGAGGTTATCGTCCGTTTTGTATAAATAGACCAGATAGAACTTTTAACAAACTATCTAAAACCGAAAAAGAAATTGGTGGTATACCAAATACCTCAGAAGACGTAAAACAATCGCACGCTTCTGCTATTGAGTCTTACATAGAAAAATATGTTGGACTTGATATGATGGGTACATATAGACAAAAAGGCGATATGGGTGAAATGTATTTTCAACGTACTTTAGAAGACTGGGCCAAGTTTGATATTAACAACAGAACAAGGTTCGATGCGGCAATAAGTTCAGGTTTAGCTATTATGGCAAATCAAAAACACTTATATACACCGTCTAAAGAAAAATCGAAAATAAGCATTAACTTTGCCAGATATAACAATAGCGATTTAGTTAGTCGAATAATTAATAGATGAAAGAGGTTACAATTAATTTAAAAGCTGCGGCCTTTCCTGATCAATTTGCATCTGATTCTCAAAAAGATACAATAGAGTATGGTTTACAAGTAGGACAAGCAATTCAATACGAATGGTTTAGAAAAGAAGGTGGTTCATGTAGGTTTTTCAACCAATGGTCACAGTTTAATAGACTGAGATTATACGCACGTGGTGAGCAATCGGTAGCAAAATATAAAAACGAAATTGCTGTAGATGGTGATTTGTCATATCTTAATTTAGATTGGACCCCTGTTCCAATTATTCCTAAAATGGTTGACATAGTAGTAAATGGTTTGAATGATCGTTTATTTAAAGTGGAAGCTTTTGCAGAAGATGCAATGTCGGCTGAAAAAAGAAATCAATTTCAAGATAAAATAGAAGGACAAATGATTGCACGTCCTTTATTAGAACAAATTTCTAATGACTTTGAAGTAGATGTTTTTCAAATGGACCCAAAACAATTACCTGAAAATGATCAGGAGTTAGAGTTGTTTATGCAAATGAATTATAAACCAGCTGTAGAGATTGCTGCAGAAGAAGCAATCAGCACTGTGTTACATAAAAATCAATACAACGAAACAAGAAAAAGATTTGATTATGATTTAATGACACTTGGTGTCGGTATGGCAAAGCATCAGTTTTTACCTGGTCAGGGTATAGAAATTGATTATGTTGATCCAGCTAATGTTGTTTATAGTTATACAGAAGATCCTTATTTTAAAGATTGTTTTTATTGGGGTGAAGTCAAAACCATTCCTATGTCTGAACTTGTTAAAATAGATCCAGACATTACAAATGAAGAAATGGAAGAAATTTCCAAGTACAGCCAATCATGGTACAATTATTTTAATAATGCTCAGTATTATGAAAACTCTATTTTTCAAAGAGATGTATGTACATTACTTTACTTTAATTATAAAACCACACACAAGATGGTTTATAAAAGAAAAAGAATGGCAGATGGAAGTTATAAAGTTGTAGAAAAAGATTCTGATTTTAATCCACCACAAGAAATGATGGATGAAGGAAACTTTGAAAGAATAGAAAAAAATATAGAAGTATGGTATGATGGTATCATGGTAATGGGAACTAATATAGTTATTAAATGGGAGCTTGCTAAAAATATGGTAAGACCTAAATCTGCAAGCCAACATGCTTTACCTAATTATGTAGCATGTGCGCCAAGAAGTTATAAAGGAACATTTGAGTCTTTAGTTAGACGTATGATCCCTTTTGCTGATTTAATACAGGTTACACATTTAAAGATTCAACAAGTAGTAGCAAGAGTCGTACCTGATGGTGTATTCATTGATGCAGATGGATTAAATGAAGTAGACCTGGGGACAGGTGCGGCATATAATCCTGAAGATGCTTTAAGATTATATTTCCAAACAGGTAGTGTTATAGGTAGATCGTATACACAAGACGGTGAGTTTAATAATGCACGTACACCTATACAACAATTAAATTCTAACTCAGGAGCAGGCAAGTTACAAATGTTAATAGGTAATTATAATCATTATTTAGATATGATTAGAACTGTTACTGGTCTAAATGAAGCAAGAGATGGGTCTACACCAAACCCTGATGCATTAGTCGGTGTACAAAAATTAGCAGCACTTAATTCAAACACAGCTACCAGACATATATTAAATGCAAGTTTATATATGACAAAAAGAATGGCTGAAGGTATTGTATTAAGAACAGCTGATGTTTTAGAGTTTGCTGAATTTAAAGATCAGTTTGCTATGCAAATTGGAAAATATAATTTAGGAATATTAGAAGATATTAAAAATTTATATTTATATGATTTTGGTATATTCTTACAATTAGCACCAGACGAAGAAGAAAAAGCAATGCTTGAACAAAATATTCAAATGGCGTTATCTAAAGAAGATATTAGTTTAGAAGACGCTATTGATATTCGTCAACTGCATAATTTAAAAATGGCTGACCAGTTATTAAAAGTAAAACGTAAAGCAAAAGCAGCAGCCGAACAAGAACAACAAATGATGCAACAAGAAATGCAAGCTGCAACGCAACAACAAAACATTATGGCTCAAGCGCAAGCTGAACAACAAAAAATTCAAGCAGAAACGCAAGCTAAAATGCAAATAAAACAGGCTGAAATAGCTATGGAAATTGAGAAGATGAAAAATGAAGCTATGTTAAAATCACAGTTAATGGAAACTGAGTTTGCATATAACATGCAATTAAAAGGTATAGAGCAATCTCAAATAGATAAGAGAGAGATGGCTAAAGAAAAAGGTAAGTCTGAGAGAATTAGTCAAGCAAATTCTCAACAGTCTAAATTAATTGAACAACGTAAAAGAAATTTACCATCTGTAAGTTTTGAATCTAATGAAGACTCTTTAGATGGTTTTGATCTTTCCGAATTTGATCCAAGATAATGAGAGGTAGTAAACTTAGTAAAAAAAATAGAAGAAGGCCTAAACCTAAAAAGGGTGAAATAAGAAACATTGTCGATGACTATGGGAAACCAAAAGTCATGGGTAGTGCAGGAATGTTAGGAAACATTGGAGGTGGTGCTGTAATAAAAGGTGCCTCTCTTTTAAAACAAGGTTTTAAAAACTTTGGTAAATCCAAGCTTATAGAAAAAGGCCTTGCGATGGTTGATAAAAAGTTAAATAAACTTAAAACCAAAAAGAAGAAAAAAAGCAGTACAAGAGGTAGATGATGTTCGATGATTTCAATATTTCTAAATTTAAAGATGTTAAATACCCTGCTGACTTTTCTCTCAAAGCTTTAGGAGAAATACGTAAACTTCAACGCACACCGTTAGATGTTAAGTTTGCAAATAAATATGATAATGTTTTTAAAACATTTAAAGATTTATTTAATAATAGAACCAGAAAATTTCCTGACAAATTAGTAAAAGACTTAATTGCAGAATCTCAACCTGTGATTTTAAAAATAAAAAACTACCATAATCGTAAAAGACCAAATGAATTGGCTGAATATTACAATATAGATTTATCTTATAACGATATGAAGAGCGCAAAAACTCCTGCGTTTCCTTCAGGTCATTCAGCACAGTCAATGTTGATAGCTTTGGTATTAACTGACATGTATCCAGAAATGCAAAAGGAGTTAATGCAAGCTGCACAAAATATTTCAAAAAGCAGAATACTTGCAAGAGTGCATTATGAATCAGATAAAACAATGGGAGAAAAGCTTGGTGAAAGCTTATTTAATCATTTTAAAACCGCTTAAAATATATAATAAATTATTGTTTAATTTTGTTTAAAATTTAATCAAATGAAAATACAAGTTAAAGCAGTGGAAGGCAACACTCAAAAATCAAAAGCCGAAATAGAAGAGAAATTATTAAAGGATCATGAAGAGAAACTTAATAATGAATCTTCAGAAGAAAAAGTAGAACAGGTTAAAGAACCTGTAAATGAAAGTGTTGAAGAAAAAGTAGAGTCAACACCAGAACAAAAAGTTAACAAAGAAACTCCCTCATCAGAGTTAAATGATGAAGACGTTCTTTCTTATATTAAAAACAGATATGACAAAGACATCAATACTGTTGATGAATTGTTTGAGACTAAAGAATCAAACCCTCAATTACCAGAAGATGTTAAGTTGTATATGGATTATAAAAAAGAAACCGGACGTGGTATAGAAGACTTTTATAAATTACAAAAAGACTACGATGCCATGGACGATGATTCTGTTTTAGCTGATTTCATTAGCACGCAAGAAGATGGTCTTGATGCTATTGATATACAAGATATTATGGACGACAAATTCGGCTTCAATGAAGAAGAAGATGAAGAACGTGATATTAAGAGAAAAAAATTAGCTAAGAAAAGAGAACTTGCGAAAGCGAAGAAGTTTTTCAAGGAACAGAAAGATAAGTATAAAATTCCTCTTGAGTCAAGTGGGGGTGGATTATCTGAAGAACAAGAAAAAGATCTAAGTGCTTACAAGAAGTATATCGAGGAATCTAAAACTAATGCGGATGGCCGACAAAAAAGGTATGATTACTTTTTGAATAAAACCAATGAAGTATTCGACACTGAGTTTAAAGGTTTTGAATTTAGTGTAGGTGAAGACAAAAAGGTTAATTATAAACCTGGTACTGCAGAAGAACTGAAAAATAATCAGTCAGATGTAAATAAATTTGTAAACAAGTTTATGGGCGATGACGGATTAATAGTGGATCCTGAAGGATACCATCGAGCTTTATCAGTTGCGATGAATCCTGAAAAATTTGCTAAGTTCTTTTATGAGCAAGGTGTAGCAGCAACAGTAGATGATGTTGCTCGTAAGTCTAAGAATATCAATATGGATATTCGTAAAGCACCACAACTCAGTACAAAAGACAGTCTAAAAATTAGACCTGTTGGTGATACGACAAGTGGAAGAGGACTCAAAATTAGAAGTATTAAAAAAGTTTAACAAATTAAAAATTTAAAATTATGGCAGTAAATGTTTCACCAGGTTTTGAATTGCAACCTTCGGCTCAACAGGTCCCTGTTGAATCGAATTATATCAACAACTTTGATTTCTTGAATCAGTATTTACCTGATACGTACGAAAAAGAATTTGAAAGATATGGCAATCGAAGCGTAAGTTCCTTCCTAAGAATGGTAGGAGCTGAGATGCCTTCTAACTCCGACCTTATTAAATGGTCTGAGCAAGGAAGACTTCACATTAAGTACAAAAACGCAACATCAGCAGCAGCAGCTGGATCTGATACAGCGGTTTGGACTATACCAGGAATCGGAGCAGCACCAGGTACTGGAGCTAACGATCCTACAAACTATGATCCTCAGTTAGATGCTAACTCAGGAATTTTGTCAGCTCTTAGAGTTGGACAAACAATTATGATCTCAAGCAATGCAGCAGGATCTAACAATACCAATAAAGCGGTTATCACTGTAGCACCTACATCAGCTAACCCTAACGTATTCACAGTAGCATACTATGAAGGCGGTGGGCAAACTATGGCGGCTGCAGTAGCATGTGACATCTTTATCTACGGTTCTGAATTTAATAAAGGAACTAACGGTATGGACGGATCTCTTGAAGCTGATAGCTCAATCTTTGACAATAAGCCAATTATTATTAAAGATAAGTATTCAGTATCAGGTTCTGATATGGCACAGATCGGCTGGATCGAAGTATCAGGCGAAGATGGCGTAAGCGGATACCTATGGTATTTAAAGTCTGAGCATGACACAAGATTGAGATTTGAAGATTATATGGAAACAGCTCTTATTGAAGCTGTACCTGCAGACGCTGCGTCTGGAGCAGGTGGTTACTTCCAAGGAGTAGCTGCAGCTGCATCAGCAGCAAACCTTAACGGTTCTGAAGGTGTATTCTATGTAGTAGGTCAAAGAGGTAATGTATTCGGTGGAGGTAATCCAACGACTCTTGCTGATTTTGACAGTATCATCCAAAGATTAGATAAGCAAGGATCTATCGAAGAAAATGTAATTTTCGTAAATAGAAACTTCTCATTTGATATTGATGATATGTTAGCTGCACAGAACTCTTACGGAGCTGGCGGTACTTCATATGGTCTATTTGATAACGATGAAGAAATGGCATTGAATCTTGGATTCTCTGGCTTCAGAAGAGGTTATGACTTTTATAAGTCTGACTGGAAATATCTAAACGATCCTACTATGAGAGGTGGTTTAAATGCAGGAGCAATCAATGGACTATTAGTTCCAGCTGGTTCTACTACAGTATATGACCAAATCTTAGGTAAGAATGCTAAGAGACCTTTCTTACATGTTAGATATAGAGCTTCTGAAACTGAAGATAGAAGATATAAAACTTGGATTACTGGTTCAGCTGGTGGTGCAAGAACATCTTCATTAGATGCAATGGAAGTAAACTTCTTGACTGAGAGAGCTGTTTGTGTCTTAGGAGCAAACAACTTCTTCTTATTCCAAGATGCTTAATATTACTCAATGATTAGGGGAGGATTTACTTTCCTCCCTTAATTATTATAATTAAAATTTAAATTAAATAAAATGAAAAAAGTAAAAGAAAAATACGTAGATAAAGCCTATAGATTAAAAAATCATTCGGCTCCGCTGGCATATATGCTGGCATCAAAACACACACGAAGATCTCCCTTATTATTTTTTGATGACGATACTGGACAAAACAGACCGCTTAGGTATGCAAAAAACCAGAAATCTCCATTTGAAGATGAGCAAGATGGTAACGTGGTTTTAGAACCTATTGTTTTTGAAGATGGTCTGTTAGCAGTGCCAAGATCAAATCAAGTGTTACAAAAGTTTTTATATTATCATCCTTCAAACGGAAAAGTTTTTGAAGAAATAAATAGAGAGAAA